CACGCGTAGAAGCTGTAATCCCAGGTGGGCTTGTCACTCTCCCATTTCTTCCCAGGCCCTAGAGTTTTTCTCAAATGCTCTATATGGCCCGCTAGCAACGGGTTGAATGCATACTTTACTGGTGACTTACGCCATTGGGTGAGTGTTCGCTCTGCTAATGCTCCGAAAAGAGCATGATTCTTTACGAGTTTGTGTAGAGGATGACTGGAAACGACTCGTTGCATTCCCTTATCTATCTTACTAGCCTTTTCGGCCCCTGCTTTCGCAAATTGGGCGTACTCATAATCGTCATCCCATTGCTGGAGGACGAGGTCGGCAAAACCTTCAACTCCGTAACGCTTAATTACTTGCTCATTTGTCGCTAATCCCATTTCCTTGTAAGGGTAACCTGGGCTCTTCTTGTCCTTCACTCGATTTGAGTCGATAATGGAGGCAATATTAGCCTTCGATTTGTAACCTTTCTTAACAGGAAAACGAAGATGCTGCAACCGAACCATCATGATCTTGTGCGCTCGCTTCAACTCTTCTGCTGTAGGAGGTCGAGTGACTGTGTTACAGTTTAGCTCGTACAGCTCCAAGTGCTTGCGTACAGAAGTCTCTTCTGTTTCGTATGTGCTTTCAGGCATCACGTATTTGTGAGGTTCATAGCCAATTTTTTCTAGCTCCTCTGCCTTGGATTCCAAATATGCTACCACTTCTGGTACCATAGCCATAGGTGACTGCACATGGACTGGTTTTTTCTGCTCCGCCACATAGACACCAGAGTCCGGAACCTTTTCAGGTACTACCGCTACTTCGTTCTGTTGGGTCGGTGCTGATTCATCAGCCCATGAGGCATTCACTGGGAGTGGTTCAAGCCAGCTTCCTGGACGCATCTTGCCAGCCTGGATTTTAGCCTCAATCACTTTTTCAAGTTCTTGACGGTCTCTCATCTCAGCCTGTAACATTTCATCTCGTCTCTCAAGCTTGGTTCGATACTCCTCTACGTCATCATCGTCAAAGAAACGCACTGCTCCATTCCGAAACTCCGCAACAAGAGCGCCGTCATCAAGTTCACGGACCGTCGCACGACGACCGCCGATCTTGATTTCTCGAGCGTCTTCCTCCTCGATTTCGAAACTTTCAGAAGCCTCTTCGCCAGTTTTGACTAGGCGCAGGACTGCTTCAACACGAACTGCCCGATTATGACCGTCCGCGTGTCCTGTGTGGATTCCAACCACATGTTTGCCGCAATAAAGCGGCGCCCCGGAAAAACCAGGGTGTGTCGTTGCCGTATGCCACAACTCACTAACCCCTGAGCCAGCGAGGGTCTTGCCTGGACTTGTCATCAAAAGGCCATCGGAATTGAATCCAACAGCGCTGACAACTTGTCCATAACAACTTTCCTTCGCAGTACTACTCGCGCCTACCGCTAAAAAACTCCAGTGCTTTGGGTTCATCTTAATAATGAACACATCAATGCTATCATCGGGATTTAGGTTTGCGTCTAAGTCAAATAAGTCTGTGTCAACAGCTAACGGGTTTTTGTAACGCAAGCGACATTTATCTCGCTTGTATTCCTCAACCCCTACGAGAAAAACTTTGGAAGTTCCATTAGCCACAACGTTCGCCACATGAGCAGCAGTAACGAGGTAGTCATCTGAGCGCCAAAAGAGACCAATAACTCTGAGCCCAATTGGGCCTTCTGTCTCGGATTCCTCAACGCAGATCGCTCCTACGTTTCTTTTACTACTTGGGTATAACGTGGACCCTGGTAATGCCATCTCGTCAGCTATCGCTTGATTCGTCATATCACGATGATCATCTACATCTACTGCATTGTGGATAATAGTATGTGTCTCGCCATTGATGATAAAGTCGGTAACCCAACGTTCTTTCTTCTCATCGTACCGCTTGCCAATGTACTCCGGCTTCTTATCTGTCATCTTTTTGATGAGTTGGTAGGGTCTGAAGATTTTTCCAATTGAGCGGCACATATGTGCCAAGATCCGATAAAAGAACCATAAACAAAGCGACATCATAATCAAGTCGAGAAAAGCCTGAGCTTCTAACGACAACACTCGATGTCTTGCGAATGCAAGTTGGTACACTTCAAAGACTAAGTACTCGGCAAAAGTGTAAACAAGCGAAATTAATTCCTTGAACACCTGCAAAGCCACATAAGCCTTAAGCCACACCAACTTCAACAAACACGAAACTCTGCCTGTAGGGGTCGTATGATCGAACCACATGCACTGCGCATCGCCTTCAACGGCGGCGGCTTCAACGCGTCCAACAAGGATCATAACAGTTAGAACACTTCGAAGTTCAACCATTACTCTCTTCATACGGTACACCGTCTTAGCAAACCAACGCTGTTCCAATGGCCTAAAAAACATGTCAGGGCATTGGAGCACACGGAAAGCGTACGCCTTCCAAGTGACAAAAGTCAGGTAAGTCTGAATAGTACTCTCCCATCGTCTCGGGTGAACATAGTCTCGAGCCCACTTCTCATGGGCCATCGCCATCTGTATGACTGCGAGTGGAAGTTGCAAATACGCGGCGATCATGCTCTGTTGCGTGAGCGCGTTGTAGTGCATCTCCCAAGGATCGCTTCGCATAAGTGCGTTGGCATCCACAATGTGGGAATACTTGCTCTCCGTACTACGGCAGGCAGTGTTAATACCCAGCGTTTCCTGAAGGAAGACCCATTTAGCACATAGTCGTGAATATACGAGATGGATGGACAGGGCATGATCAT